CGTTCCCCGAAGTTTGTAGAGTAGGCAGGCATCGAAGTGCGATCGAGACTTAGCAATATAAAATCATAAGTCCGATCGCCCAATAAACAACTACCACCAACACCGGGAACTATCCATAAAGGTAATATTTTGGGCTGTTGCGCGTGACCTTTATGAACTCTGTTTTGCTGTCCACTGTTAGGGCTAGCAAACGATTCTAGGCTAGTGGTGATGTATAAATGAGCTAACACCTGAAATAGTTCAGAACCTGTAGGATTGCCAAAAATATCAATAGCGCCCCCTAACGATTTTTTAAAAATTAAGGGTACTAAGTCGTAATCAGACTTTAGAAAAGGTACACTAGGGAGAGTGTTTTTTATTAGTTGGTTTAATGATATCATACTCTCAATTTACCCTAAAATATGGCGCTGAATTTAATGAGCTAATCTACTCAGACTGGCTGCCAGTCGCAACAGCTAAAGCATCAATTTTCCCTTTGGCTTTCCGAGATTTAGCGACGGAATATTATCTAGGCTGGTTGCTCTGCACCACTTCGGGCGATCGGCAAGCTTCAGAAGTTAAAAGCTTTGAAGTAAAGCCCGAAGGATACGCCGTAAGCTACAGCGATAGCAGCGTACCCAAGTGCGATCGCTGGCTAAGTTTCTTAAGACAGTTAGCGATCGCCGCTGGTGTTGGTGAGCTTCCAGAACTTAAAAGAACTAGAACTTTTGGAGGGGATAGAACCGAGGTTTTCAATCACCCGTTTTAAGCTCAAGCTAAGCCTTGTTTTAGTTGACTGATCCGGGTTGCGATCGTCGTTCTTACTGCTTTCCTTTGCTCTGTTTTAAGCCAAGCGTCAAGCGTCATTAAGTCTACAGTCGAATTAATAACGGTTGACGCTTCCTCTACCGCATAAAAACCAAGATCTATAATCTGGGTATTAGCAGTGGGATCGACTTCCTCTGATTCCTGTACGAGCTCGATCGCCTTTAGCCTATAGAATCTTTGGTAGTCCGGGTGCTTCTGTAACTCTTGGATCTGGGTTTCTTCCAGTGCATTCGTACCAGCCGTTAGCGCGATCATGTCAAAAGCTAAACCTGCACCCGGTTTCATGGGTGGCTGGCATTTCTCGGGATAAAAGATAACAACTTGTGGCATGGTTTTCGAGTTATTTCCTAATAGTTGAATCGAGCTATTGATGTAGTCAAAACTTAAACAGCTTTGACTACATCAATATATTTGATGCCAGCCGCATCGTGGATCATTGTACCGCTAGAACACGAGAAAAATGGGAAAATTCGAGTTAAACCCTGAGTAGGTGCGAGAAATTGCTCGTCAACTAATTGGGCAACTGTAGACTCGATCCGACGGCTGACTACTGCGGGATCTTTAGTGTAAATAACGATCCGATCGCGGTTGGTTCCTGGTGTGAAAACTCGGTATTTTTCGAGAATATCGCTCGAACTGAAGGGCGATCGGATGAAACTTGCAGCGTTACCTGCGGCAGATGTTCCCAATTGCTCGATCGCAGCGTCTAAAGCTGACACATCGCCGTTTTGAGGATTCATTATTCTAGAGGCTAGAACCCGCATCCGTTGAGATAGCAGAATTGTATCAGGCTCTAAAACCGTCTCACCATCAGCACTTAATCCGGCGCTTAAGATAGTGTCAATCAAAAACTCTACCCACTGCGAATATGTGGCAGTATTCGGGTTGAATGATGACACAGTAACGCTAACATTTGGGTTGTTATATAACCCGGTATAACCTAGAACAGGTTCCCCGATCGCCGCGAAACGGTTTAAACGCTTGGCGATCTCAGACCGCACGATATCGATTTTTCGGTTTTCTACTAATTGCCTGATCTTTAGCGCGTCTTGTGTCCGTGCCTCTTGCCACATTACCGCATAGCCTTTTGCAGCCATCACAACAGGGTAATTATCGGTCGTTAGCGTAACTGGAGTTAATGGAATATCAGCCGCACCGGGCGCTAATAGAATCGCCTCTTCTCCTAGGTTCCCGCCCATGAAGAGAGCGCCGACCTGATCTTTCCCCGGAGGTAAGTCGCCAGTAGTAGGGATCAGTGTTCCATTCTCAAAAGGAAATTGCGGAAATCGGTAGTTATTCCGAATCTCTAAACCTTCGGCGATGTATTGCCATAAAGCAGAAACAGGCATTTTTGACCTCTTTAAATTCCCATTAATGGGATTGAATAATTGAGCTTTGCACTATTAGAAATTAAGCCAAGTTAAGCGAACAGATTGCCACTTCACCCGCGCCGATCGTTGACAAGAATCGAGCATTGGGTACTAGCACGGCATTAGCACCCGCTACGTTTGTTGCTTGCCCTTGTGTCGCGCCCGGCGTGAATATGGCATAAACCAGATCGCCAGATTTTACGGCCGCGATAACGGGTACACCGATAACTCCCCGAAAATAATACGCCACCTGATCTTTAGGCGGATGTTCATCCTTTAGGAACCAACGTTTGCAAGCGCCCACAATAATAGAGGCGGCATTTACTGGCAAAATCACCCCTCGGCGTTCTAGATTGCCTTCTAAAGCTGTGGCGATCGCCACGAACAAACCGGGCTTAATCGGTGCGATCGCCTCTGCATTGTAAGCAGTCCGGGCGCTGTCTTCTTGCCCTGACATCGCCAACTCACCCGCGACAATTTTATTGAATAACTCAGGCATTGATTAATCCTCTTGTTTTTATTGTTTCCAAGCATTCTCATAACTGAGGATTGCTGCGTTGGTGTCAGCTTGATCGCCCTTTTTTGCGATCTGATCTTCTGGGATCTCTGCGGGGACTTTTGTGCTTTTTGTGTTCAGTGCAGCCGATCGCTTTTTAGCCATATTGACTACAATCTCGATCGCTCTCAATTCTGCCATTGGCTCCGATTCTGCCAGCAAGTCAGAGAGCGATCGGGCAAATAGCTCATCATACTCGTGACCGGGCATTTTTGCCTCACTAACCAAAGCATCAGCCGCCGATCTCAGATTAGCGTATTTTTGACTAATCTCAGCCTCTTTCTGATATTTTGAGGCTGATGCTTGCAACACTAGCACTTGACCCCTTAAAGCCTCATTTTCAGCCTTCTGGGTGATTAATTCAGCCTGCGAGCTTCTGTATTTGCCATCTAGATCCAAGTATGCAGGTTCTTGCTTGATATCGCCTAATCTTTCTGTCATTTTTCTTAAAGCGTCCTTAACTTTCTGTATCCCGACCGTTTTGATAACTTGCTGTAAGTTATTGGGAAATTCGCAATCGGCGCGCCCTATTCCTACTGTAGCATCTGCCGGAATAGAAACCGCACTGATCTCAAAAATCTCCCACTCTGTTGCCTTTACCTTTTTTGGGGTAACTAATTTTGAATCCCATTTGTCACCCTCCCATACCGCGTTACTCAGCACCTCATATTTATGGACTCGATAGCCTACGCTAATCCCCTTGATAATGCCGTCTTTGGCATTTTGATACAATTCCTCTGCTGATGCAGATCTCGACATCTTAGCCACAGCTAAACCTCGATCGCCCTCCCATTTTATCGAACTGATAACACCGCGAACCTGATCCGGATCATGATTCCATAAAAATTGAATCAAACCCGAATTAAGCCGATCGCCCTTAATTGCATCTTCCCGACAATCCAAAACCTCATCTATTATTTCCCAGTTTTCCCAGTCCATACGGCGATGGGGAGTATTGCTCGCAAAGCTAAATTCGAGGGTTTTCGCCCCTTCAGTATCGACAGTTGCGATCGTCTCAGATACGTCTCTATAATTCATCTTCATACTATCAATTCCCACTGTTGGGAATAACGGTTAATCCTGTCAAGCTTAGCATAATGTTTAGTTAGCTTTTGTGATTGCGGGCGATCGGATAACGTGCTACAATACAAGTAGCACCGCAAAGCTACTAACTTTCGGCGCAATGAGTCAACCTAACACGCAGGTCAACTAATGAGTATTATAACACGAAAAGCTACAATCGCGATCGTCAAAATAGGGAAGCAATTAGAATTTGAAGGTCTAAGGTTTGACGATAATGGGGAGTATGCGGTAGCGGTTCCACAAATCTGTAGTATGTTTTCGTTCCTCATTCACAACGCCTCAAGAGATGTCAAAGCTATACTGGGAGCGGGTTTCCAGTTCCTCAAAGCGCGTACTACATTGCACCCAAAGGCTGTAAACTGTATTACACTTTTGGACTTTGAAAAAGTAGTCAGATCGCTATTCGGGAAAACCGCAGCTAAACTTTGTGCAGAGCGATCGTGTAGCAAAGATGAACTTAGGAGTACCCACAGCGCCGTATCTCTGGTTTTGATAGACAGAATCGAAGGTCACGCCGTGAGGTTGATAGACCGAGGCATGGAACCGCAAATAGCCACCGATGACGCAATCGAATTCTACTCCTAGATCCCAACTTTCACCCGCCATCAAAAGCGGGTTTTCTATTTCCTAAAACTATGCCTTACAAAATCGTCTATTTACACCGTGTCATCGCAGAACGTACAATCTGTCGTCAACTTAGAAAGGGAGAGGTTGTGCATCATTTAAACGGCATCCCAGAAGACAACAGCCCCGACAATCTAGAGGTTTGCTCTAGCGCCTCGGTTCATCGGTTGCACCATCGCCGATCGCACTCCGATAATTTCCAGCCCGATCGCCCTTTAGAACGCGACGGCGACCTCTGGTTTTAGTGGGGAATCTGTCACAGAATGTACTGATATTTATAGTATATATGACGTACTGTGACAGATTCAAACCTATACGCTGTAACGGTTTTGCCCCAATATCAAAACAGGTCGGGCGATCGGGCGATCGCCCTGCTAAATCCCAGCTAATTCTGCAATTCGACTACCTACGGTGTCAGCCTCTAAAATCGAATTTTCAACAGTTTTTTGGAGGGCGGTAATCAACCCGTTAGGATCGCGCGGTTCATCAATTCTTAATGGGAATTCACCCCAATCCCCAATGTCGCCATAATTAAACTGGATGATAGGGCGGATTAGTTGCTCTACCAATTCCTCCCCAAAAATACCCGCATCGGTACGGCTAGCCATTCTCAATATCTCAGTGTGTCCGCTGTTTAAATTCGAGTCGCCCGACCCGGATTCGCCTTGTCCTAAAATTGTCTCAGGTATTAAAAAGCTCATCAAAATTCCTTGCCTGAGTAGTCTTAAAACTGAAACAAAAAAAGCGCCGTCTGTCTGTTGCGCGATCGCCAGAATTTCGTCAAGCGCATCAATTACCATTACGCCACTATTGCGCGCCTCTTCTAACTTTTCTAACATAACTTTTGCCGCCTCATCGGTTCCCGCGTTACTTTTGCCAACTAATAGCGGCGTTGCTTGCCGTTGCGCTGCGATCGCCATTGCCAGCATGACAAGTCGATATTGTTCCCAAAACGGGATCGCGCGTTCTAGCGTAGCAACACCCGCCGGACTATTCCCAAGGTTAAAACACTCTTCATTTTTGATGTGTATAAAGTCGGTTAATTCAATATCTAATTCGCCCTTCTTAAACCTAGTTTCTAGGGTTAAATCGTCTCTCAGTTTAAATTTTACATATCGCGGATCGACCCAATTTAAGCCCGCCAGCCTTACCTTTCTTGCTTTAACCTTATGCCATTTTTCGGTAATAGAAAAACCATAGTAAATAGATGACGCTACCTTACTCTGATGCGTTTTAAAGCTACCGGGTAGATCTTCAAATTGTCTTAAAATATCCTGTTTAATTTTGGGATCTTCGTGCGAGTATTCTTGCAGATATGAAAGCATCAGTAAAATACGGACTTTAGCTGCGGCGGCGATCCAAGGCTGCTTAAGCATAGCTGCGTAATCATTAACGTAGTGGTTGCCGTAACCACCCGACGTACTGGTAGACCAGCCATTTTTAAACCAGTGGGAAGAGGAATCGCCATAGCCTAAACTTTGACCTATAAGGGATACTAATGGGGTGAGGGCTTCGACTTGCATAATCGTGATTATTCCCAGTGTTGTGAATTATTGGATAGTATGTTATAGTGTAGCAGAGCAAACATACGGGTATTAATCAATGTATATCACAATTAGACGAGTAAGGACGTTTGACACTCTAGAGATCGGCGATGAGCTTGTCATAGGTGACACTGTAACAACTGTGCTAGACATTGTAAAAAGCACGCCCGATCGCCCGATCTGGAGAGTCTACAGTGAAGACAAAAGCACGGGTGCAATTAGTTTAAGATCTGGTACAGAGGATCAAATTGTCTGGATCATTCCTCCAAAAGATGAACCAGGATAAGATCGGGTCATGAACCTTAAAATGTGGGATGGGCAAACTGTACACCAACACTAGGGGCGATCGGATCTCTAGTGTGTACTAAGTCTAGACAAGCAAAGGCACTAGCCGCCGCCATTATTGTATCGTCATGCCCTGAAACAGCGCGCCGATCGTCCTTTGAGAATTTTTTAAACTCTTCTACTCCTTCCCAAGTTTTAGGATAATTTATCGCGCTTTCCTCTACAAATAGTTTGAGCCTGTCAGTATTAATGATTTTGCTAGACTTAGTTGAAAGTATGCCTTGTATGCGAATATCAGGCATTTTTTCGGCTAAGTTTTCGGCGATAACTTTACCGCCTGAGTTGATTTCTACCCCAATAATTAGCGGCGAATAACGCCTTATAAACGGGATTAAAGCCCTAATTGATGTAGATACGGGAGTTTTGTTTTTGCGGTACTCATAAGCCAATTTATAGGGGACTGTAGAGATATCCCAAGCCTGAGCCGTGAAGTAATCATCCCCGCCATAGTTAGGATCGATTCCCCACAGATAGCGGCGGTTATGCACAGGTAAGGCATAGCTACCGATCGCGCAAGCATCAACGGATTCAACATCAAATAACATAGACTCAGCTTTTTTGACGTGCCAGTTGCCGTATAAGAGCCGATCGCGATCTACTGAGTTCTGAGCTTGTAAATTCGCCAGATAACCGGGATCGGCTTTCATCAAGGTCGGGTTATCTTCCACCGTAGCGCCAATAAATGTAAAACTTTTAGGCAAACATCCCGGATATTTTAATTCTAATTCCTGTTTAGTTTCACCCCAGAGAATAATATCGTCAATCACTATAAAAAACCTTATTTTCCCCGCTTTTTGTGGGTCTGCGTAGCCGTCCGCACCTATCCACCAATCTACTAATTCAGCTACCCAACTGTCAGCATCAGGGTTGCAAGTTGCCCTCATTTTTGGCTCAAAACCGTGGGGCGATCGTAACCTAGAAAGTAAGTAAAAAAACTGTTTTTTAGTAAAATGCGTGACTTCATCAAAGCCTACATAGGGTAATTGTGCGCCCTGCCAATTATTCACGTTTTTTTCGTGCTGTAAATGCGAAAACCGGATAGTCGATCCGCTGGGGAAAGTCCACTCTAACCGCGTCTGATGAGCCGTCGCGCCCTTCAAAGGATACCATCTCTGAGACTCATCCCACAATCCGCCCTCATTGCATATCTCTGGGTATGTCCTACGCAAGATAACGGCGCTATAAATGCCATTATCAATATGTTTTGCAGCATCCCAAAGCAACCATGTAGTTTTACCGGGCCCCGCGCCGCCTCCAAATAGCAGGACTTCTGCTTTACTCTTGAGGGCTAGCGCTTGCTTAGGGTGTGGCGGCGGAAAGTCTACGAACTTTTGGCGCTTACCTCTGGCAATTTCTGCCATCTTTCTTAACTGCAAGGCTTTGGCTAAAGGCATGAGGATTCCACCTTGCTAGCTGGCAGTAAATATTGCTCTGACTCGTCTGCCACGTCTATAATTTCATGCTTAACCGCGTCTAATTCTATGCCTTCGGGCGCGATCGCCGTAGCGCTAACGGAAATATCACCTAATACCTCAGCCGCCCTTACAAGCTCTCGCAGTTGTAGCAAATTAATCTCATCTTCCCCTATCGTCTCAGTGATTTTAGCAAGTGTTGCACTCATGGTTTCCCCCAATTGATTCATCCACCGTTTTGCGATCGAGTTTCTGTACTGCCAGTAAACCGCATCTAAATGCGGCGATGTTTTCACTTTCTCACTAATAGGAATCTGCTTTTTTGCAGGAATATTAAAGTGATTTTCGGCTGCTTTGATGCCTAGCACATCTCGCATCGCCGTCATCATGCAACATTGCTCATCGGTTAATTTTGGGTGTAGCCTGCGTAAAAAAGGATCTTTATTCCTCATTCTTTTTAGCTGAGATTAATTATCTATATCTCCTACATTAGCACACAAAAATACAAGAAAGGCGATCGAGATTTCAGTCCCGATCGCCTCAGCATTAATCAATTCCCAACAATGGGATTAGAACGGGATTAATTCTGAGAATGCTTTAGACGCGATCGCCTTCACAGCATCAAAATGCTCTATATTCAGAGGGGAAACATTCAGCATTTTTTCGAGTAGCGCGATCGCCTCATGACCGGGTGCTTTGACTTTTATCAGTTCTATTGCTAGGCTAATCGTGACTTGATTCTTGCGGGTGCTGCTTAAATCGTCAAAGCTTCCGACTTTTGCGTGCTCTAAAAATTTAGTCAATCGGCCGCTATCGATCGCGATCGCGTTAGAAGTGTAGGCAGCTTCGATCGCTTGCATAAACTCACTGTAAAGACCACTGAGAAACTTAATCGCCAGCAATTCATCAGGCGACTTTTGA